TGTTGGCTTTATTTACATAATACGTGATAAATATTTAAAGAAGTTCTATTTAGGTAAAAAGCTTTATCGTGGTACAGGCAAGTTAAATAAAGGTGTAGAGTCAAATTGGAAGAAATATAAATCTTCATCACCGATACTAGCTGAGCATTTTAAAGTAAGACCTTTAGAAGAGTTTGAATTTATATGTTTAGAAGAGTATAAAACTAAAGGAGCTTTGGCATACGCAGAAACATGGTCTTTGTGTAATGTTGAAGCTCCAACAAAAGATATTTGGTACAATAAACGTATTGAAAAAATATCTTGGAAAGTGAGTGAACAAATAACAGATCTTCATAAAGGAAGATTATTAAAAACAATCAATTGGGATAAATTATGAAATCAAAAGTATTTAAAAATATTGCATTTGGAATTGTAGGAGGCGCTGCAATCGGTGCATATATCACAGCTGTAATTATTAGCGGATATAGTATTTTTAATGAGACTGGCTCTGCCATAGATTGGTTTATTACTGCAATCGGGTTGCACACATTTGCCCGATTTTTTGAGGATAAATAATGGGGAAGATTATAGTTAAAAATCAACCATGTTTAGACAAAAATTGTGGATCGTCGGATGCCAGACAAATTTATGAAGACGGTACATCTTTTTGTTTTTCATGCCAACAATTCTTTCCAAAAGTAGAAGGTGAGGTATATGTGGATCAAGATGTAAACTATAATAAGCAAAAGAAATTAACCATAGATGAAATTAAAGAATATCCAATAAGAGGTTTTAAAGAAAGAAATATCACAAAAGAAGTTTGTGAGTTCTTTAAAGTAAAAGTATCTTACAATACAGAAGGTGAAATTGATACTCATTATTATCCGTACGATAATGGTAATGCATATAAAATAAGAACATTACCTAAAACATTTAAATGGATAAATAAGTCAGCTTCGCTATTTGGTATTGAGAACTTTCAACCAGGTGGTAAAAGAATTGTTATCACCGAAGGTGAAATTGATGCAATGACTGTGGCACAAGCTTCTTTGAATAAATATAAGAAGATATTTCCTGTGGTGGCATTGTCGTCGGCTGTTATGGCGCATACAACATTATTAGAAGCAAGAGAATTCTTGAGGTCCTTCAATGAAGTTGTATTATGTTTAGATAATGATGAAGCAGGTGAAAAGGCCACAAAAGAAGCCATAAGTATTATTGGTATTGATAAGGTAAAGCTGTGTAGATTACCTTTAAAAGATCCAAGCGAAGTATTCACCAAGATGGGTTCTCAAGCATTGATGCAATGTATTTGGGATGCACATCAACATATTCCAGACGGATTTATCACAAAAGATGAAATCTGGAAGAGAATGGAAGAAAGAAATAAATTACCCGCAATTCCTTATCCTGCTTGTATGGGTGGGTTTAATAAGAAATTGAAAGGTAAAAGATTCCACGAAATTACCTTGTTTATTTCCGGTACAGGCTCAGGTAAAAGTACACTATTACGTGAGAGTATACTGTGCGATATTGAAACAACAGATTACAAAGTAGGAATCATTTCTTTCGAAGAAACACCTGCAGAGACAGGCACCAAGTTAGCTGCCATGTATCTCAACAGGAATCCCGAAGAGGAAGAAATTCCATTAGATGAATTAAAGATAGGTTTTGATGCCGTATTCGACAACGACAGAATTATATTGCTCAATCATGAAGGAAATTTTGCTGATTCAAGTATCCTGGATAAAATTGAGTATATGTGTCTTGCCGGATGCAAGTTTATCTACATTGATCACATTACCATTTTAGTTGCCGAAGGTGTAGGTGATTTATCCGGTAATGAAGCACAAGATAAGATGATGAGCGATCTATCACGAGTTGTACAAAGACATGAAGTTTGGATTGGTCTTGTATCACATTTAAGAAAAGCACATAATGGAGGTAAATCTTTTGAAGAGGGCAAAATACCGGTTCTCGACGATATTAAAGGATCTGGCTCTATCAAGCAGATTAGTTATGATATTATTGCTTTTGCAAGAAATATGTTCGCAGAAACTGAAGAAGAAAGAAACACAATTAAAGGAGCCGTATTGAAAGCTCGAACAACAGGTAAAACTGGACCTGTAGGAAATATGCTTTATTTAGGCTATTCCGGCAGGATTATCAAAGAACCCGAAGAAATCACAAGTATTGAATAAAGCTGATTTTATAAGCAGTATAAGGGAAAATTTAAATTAAAATCAGGAAAACTATGAATAACTATAAAATAGAAATTGACTATAGTAAAGATTCTTTGTTTGATGAAATGGGATTAAGAAGACTTAAAGACTCATATCTAAAAGCAGAGGAAAAATCACCACAAGATAGATACGCTTTTGTGGCTAATGCATTAGCATCAAACCAAGAGCATGCTCAAAGACTTTACAATTACTTAAGTGATCATTGGCTGAGTGCTTCAACACCGATTCTGTCGTATGGTGTAAATAAAACAGGCTTGCCTATTTCATGCTATTTATCGTATGTAGATGACAGCACAAAAGGATTGATCGATGTACTTCAAGAAATTGCAATGTTGTCCGTGTTGGGAGGCGGTGTAGGTATCGGAATCGGCATCAGAGCTGAAGATGAGAAATCTGTTGGTGTACTTCCACACGCAGCTGTATATGAAAAAATCTCAACTGCATTTAGACAAGGCAAAACAAGGCGTGGATCATTTGCTACATATTTAGATATTGATCATCCTAATATTGTGGAATTTGTAAATATGCGAAATCCACAAATGACGGGTGATGAAGATTTTAGATGTTTTGAAATGCATCATGCAATCAATATTACAGATAAATTTATGCAAATTATCGAAGCATGTATGCTTGATGAAGATGCAGATGATTCTTGGGAATTGATTGATCCTCATACAAAAGAAGTAAAACAAGTAATATCTGCAAAGAAATTATGGGAAGATATTATAGATTTGAGAATGAAGACCGGCGAGCCAATGCTTCATTTTATCGATAGAAGTAATGAATTTCTTCCTGCATTTTTTAAAAATAAAGGATTGAAAGTTAGACAATCTAATATCTGTACAGAAATTACTCTTGTCACAGATGCATTGAGAACTGCAGTATGCTGTTTGTCTTCATTGAATCTTGTATATTGGGACTTATGGAAAGATAATCCACAGTTCTACGAAGATGTATGTGAAATGCTGGACAATGCTCTTGAGATATTTATCAAGAATGCTCCACCTGAAGTTCGTAAGGCTGTATTCAGTGCCGAAGAAGAAAGATCAATTGGTATTGGTGTACTAGGATTTCATGCTTTATTGCAAAGTAAAAATATACCGTTTGAAAGCGCCTTGGCCGCAAGTATAAATCATCAAATCTTTTCTAAATTAGATTTCTATACAGCTAACGCAAATAGAAAATTGGCATTGGAAAGAGGTGAAGCGCCTATAGCAAAAGGTTATGGTGTTAGATTTAGTCACAGAACTGCAGTTGCTCCAAATGCCTCTTCAAGTATCATTATGGGTAATACATCTCCCAGTATTGAGCCTTTCAGATCTAATGCCTATAGACAAGATACCTTATCTGGTTCTTATTTAAATAAAAATAAGTATTTAGATAAAATAATACTTGAATATGTAGAGACATTGCCTGAAAATTCCAGAAAAGAAATCTATGATGAAATTTGGGATAGCATTGTTGTAAACGGTGGTTCATGCAGACATCTTGATTTTCTTTCAGAATGGAACAAAGACGTATTTAAAACATTCGTAGAAATTGATCAAGCATGGGTTATTCAGCATGCAGCAGATCGTCAGCCATTCATTGATCAAGCTCAGTCACTTAACTTAGCATTTGTACCAGATGAACAAATTAGTAAAATACACGATGTACATTTTAAAGCTTGGAAAATGGGATTAAAGACTTTATACTACTGCAGATCAGATAAAATTTACAGAGGTAAATCTTTAAATGAAAAAACATCAAGAGTCACTTTTGTTAAAAGTGTAGACGAAACTTGTTTAGCATGTGAGTAACTATGTCGAGAATATTTGAGAAAAGAGATACATTTAAACCATTTGAATATCCGTGGGCTTACAATCTTTGGCTGAAGCATGAGAAAATGCATTGGACAGGTAAAGAAGTAAAATTGCATGAAGACATCAGGGATTGGAGAAAGAAATTATCACAAGAAGATCGTGATTTCTTAACCAGCGCTTTCTTGCTATTTACTCAAAGCGATATTGATGTGGCAGGTGGTTATGTTAATGATTATTTACCACACTTTCAACACCCAGAGCTGAGAATGATGTTGTTGGGCTTTGCAGCTCGTGAGGCTGTACACATCGATGCGTATTCGCACTTACTGGAGACTTTGGGGTTTGACGATGACTTCTATTCAATGTTTCTAGATATTGAAGCAATGCGAGATAAGCATGAAGCATTAGAAGCTATCATTTCATCAGATCAAAGTGCAGAATATCTTCCTGTAAAAATTGCAAGCATTAGTGCATTCACAGAAGGCATGTTCTTGTTTACAACATTTGCTTTATTACTTGCATATCCCAGAGATGGGCAAATGAAAGGTATGGGGCAAATTGTTTCATGGAGTGTATTGGATGAACAAATCCACATTGAAGGTCTAATTGGAATTTTTAAAACAATTATCGAAGAAAACTCTGATTGGTGGACAGATGCTTTGAAATCTGAGCTTTACTCAATTGCAGAATTGATGTTGGCATTAGAAATTTCATTCATTGAAGAAGTGTATAAAGGTATTAAATCACCAAGAATCCCTAAAGAAACTTTGATTGACTACGCTAAGTTTATTGTGAATAGAAGATTGTATGAGATGGGTTTAAAAATGTTGGAAAATGGAATTAGCAAGAATCCATTACCGTGGATCGATTCTATGATTAATAGTCAGAACCACGAAAACTTCTTCGAGACAAGGGCCACAAGTTATGCCAAAGGTGCATTATCAGGCTCTTGGGGTGATGTATGGGGTCAATACTCATGAAGAGAGCTTATTTCTATGAATTAGAAATTGGAGATGAGTTTGAATTTAATAGTAATAAATATGAGAAAATTACTCAAAGAACAGCTTTATTATTGAAATATGATAAGGTATTTTATTTTGGTTTAAAAGATATGTGTAAATTAATAGGAAATGAAAATGACAAATGAAATTCAAGAAGGCAATGCAGTACTGGGTGAAAACGTGGTAATCGAAGGTTTGGATATGCAAGCAACCGCTCCACAAATTGATCCAAGATTTAGCTCAGAAGAAGCCAGACGCGATTTGGCCAAAGTAAACGAGTTTTTAGAATCTATAAGAGAGTCTTCTCCAAAAACATGCTTAGCAAATGCTCTTAGCGCTGCATTGGAAACACTTCAATTTGAATCTGAAGAAGTTAAAGCGGCTATGGTCGCAGATATATATGCTATTAAATGGACTAGCAATTCTGTGATCAAAATGTTGGAAGTAAGAGATCAAGAAACACCGCCTGTATTGCAAGAATGCACAGATTTTATTGCCGCAACAGTATTTCAATTAGATCAACAAATGCAAAAGATTTTAACATTTGCATTTGATGCACAAGCTGTTGAATCTATAAATGATGACTTGGAAATCCAAGAAAACGAAGATATTGATCAAGCTTAATTAATTATAGGGAACATGAAAGTGTTCCCTATTATTTTGGAGAAAATAATGATTGTAGCATTTAGAGATGTTCCTTTAAGAAGTAAATTTATCACAGTAAATGGTGATTCTTTTACCAAGATAGGGGATGCAACAGCATCTCAAGAAGGTACTTATAAAATTTGTTTATTTGCAAGTAGTCAAGAAGTTATTGTAGAAACTCTTGATATTAAAAATATGTGCAATGAAGAAGCATTTTTTATGATCTACGTTGAAGGAAATCATGCTCCCAATAAAAAGCACACCACGTATGCAAGTGCAATGGAAGAAGCTCGTAGACTGGCCAAAAAAGAAATCGGAAAGAAAGTTAGTATATTGGGTGCAGTTGAATACTTAATTGCAGAAGAGCCAACAGTCAATCGTCGTAGTTACATTAAATAAGGAAACAATATGAAAATTACATTCACAACAGCTCAATTGAAAGAAATTTTAACTGATCATTTATTTGAGGAATTTGGAATTACAGCAGATTCGAAGAATATTAAATTCATAAATGAAATGCGATTGAATGACAAGCAAGTATCAGCAGAAATTGAAATTAAATCTAAAGGAGAATAATGATGGCTAATAGTGATGAAGTGTTTTTCATGGTTGAATCTATTGCAGAAGAAACTTCAAGCAAGGCTAAAGTGGCTCTTGTAAAGGAATATTCGGACAGCGATTTGTTTGTTACAGTTCTGAAATATGCTTATGAACCTTTGATAACATTTGGTGTAACGGCTAAAATGCCTGAAACAACAGGTGTCGGTAGATTTACCATGCACACAATCAGATTATTAGATAAATTAATCAATAGAGAACTTACAGGCAATGATGCAGTAAGATCTGTAGAAAATGAACAAAGAAGATTGACACCGTCGTCGTCACTATTATTTACAAGAATTATCAATAAGGATTTAAGAGCAAATATTTCAATTAAATCAATCAATAAAGCGATTCCAGGACTTTTATCCGAAGCTGCTTATATGAGATGCAGTTTGCCTCATGAAGTAGATTTGCAAAATTGGAATTGGAGTCTTGGCGTATTTAGCCAACTGAAAGCAGACGGTATGTTTGTGAATATCAACACGGAGATTGATCCTGATAAACGAAAAATGTTGTCAAGAAAATATCAAGAGTTTCCTAAAGAACCTTTTAAAGAACTTTGGGAAGAAATTGATACTTATTTAACCAGCGGGTTTCAATATCATGGAGAGCTAACAGTATATAGAAATGGTGTAGTGTTATCCAGAAAAGAAGGTAATGGTATATTAAATAGTGTAAGGCAAGGTGGTTCGTTTGCATTAAATGAGAAGCCACATCTAACATTATGGGACAGAGTGCCACTACATACAATTAGGGGTGTATATGCCTGTAAAGATGACTATTCACAGCGTTGGTTAAATTTATTAGATGAGTTAGATTATACTGAAAATAATAAACCAACTTACATACATTTATCAGAAACAGAAGTTGTATTCTCTTTAGAAGCGGCATATCGTCATAAAGATGCTGTAACTAAAAGAAAACTTGAAGGTACAGTGGTAAAGCATCCGCATGGTCTATGGAAAAATCATACGTCAAAACATCAAGTTAAACTAAAAGATGAATTTGAATGTGATCTTAGAGTTAAATCTTATATTGCAGGTACAGGTAAGAACGAGCATACATTTGGTTCATTGTTGTGTGAATCTGAATGCGGTGAATTGTTAGTTGCGGTCAGCGGCTTCACCGATGAAGAAAGACTTGAAACAGATTGGATTGGAAACATCATTCATGTAAAATTCAATTCAATCATTGATTCTAAATCAAAATCAAAAACTTCTCTTTTCTTACCTAGATTTAATGGCAAACGGTTTGATCTTGACTATGCAGATACTTTAGAAGATATTTATAGAATTGTGGAGGAAACTAATGAATGAGTTTATTGCTTTTGTTTCGGGTGCTTTATTGACGGCAGTAGTCATACTTATTGCAGGTGATAAACTTGGAATAAAAGAAAGAAATACCAAAGCATTATATGAATTAGCACAATGTGAAAAAGATTTACCCAGAGATCAATACTGTAAATTAACTGCAATTCCGGAGACCAAATAATGTCAGGATTAAAACAAAGCATTATCAAAATGAACTTAAACCGTAAATTGGAAGATGTGGCAAACTCGATCGAAAATGAAGTTGTCAAAAGAATATTCTTGAACAACGTTATTGTGTCTGGCGGTTGTATCCCTAACATGTTGATGGGTGAAAAAGTAAATGATTATGATTTATATTTTAAAACAAAAGAAGCTACATTAGAAATCTCAAAATACTTTGTTGAATTATTTAAAACCAAAAATGTAGGAAAAAATATCTCTGTAGTGGAAGAGGAGGTTGAGAATATCAATGGCGTGCTTGAAGATAGAATTAAGATATTTATAAGGAGCTCAGGAGCCTGTGAAGGCTATAATGACGATTCACAAGAAAATACTGAAGAGAGCTGTGAAGGTGCTACTTATTTACCTGACAATAAAAATCCAATAAATGATGCAGAAGAAATGGCCAAGGAGCTAAAGGCTAAAGGAGAGAAATATTTTCCAATTTTCTTGACAGATAATGCAATTACTCTTAAAAATAAAGTACAATTGATAATTAGATTCTTCGGAAATCCCGAAGAGATTCACAATAACTTTGATTTTAGACATTGTATTTGTTATTATGACTATCATAAGCAACAACTCATGGTTCCTCAAGCTGCCATGCAAGATATGTTGGCAAAGGAATTAACATATAACGGTTCATTATATCCAATAACATCTCTATTAAGAGTAAGAAAATATATTAAAAGAGGCTGGAGAATCAGCGCAGGGCAAATGCTCAAAATGATGATGCAAGTTCAGAAAGTAGACTTTAAAAATCCACATGTACTCAGAGAGCAATTGATGGGTGTTGACAGCTTCTATATGAACAATTTAATAGTTGCTTTAGAGAATAATTCAGAAAAAGTAGATGAAAATTATTTGGCACGATTAATTGATGAGGTATTTGAATGAAGCACTCTAAAGGGCCATGGAATCGTAGATATGGAAATTATGTTTATCAAGGAGAGCGTCATAATCCTAGTATAAATCAAAGATTAATAGCTATATGTGAACCTAATACTCGATCTGAAAAAGATTGGGAAGAAACATTTGCAAATGCTGCTTTAATAGGGCATGCACCTACTATGCTTGATCTTTTAATAAAAATAAAAGAGCAAAATATATTAAACAAGGATGATGAAGAAGTTATAAATAATATTTTAATTGATCTTAAATAGGAGTATTTGAATGAGCAAAAGATTCGGCAGAAATCAAAAAAGAAAACTTATTGAAAAAATTAATCTCTTAGACCAAGCACACAAGCTTTCAAAGCATTGTTTGCATACGTTTGTCGAGAAATACCAAACAGCCAAACAAGAAATTGAAACTGCAAAGCAAATTTTAGAGTTTAACTCTATACTGTTTAAACCTGAAATATCTAATCTGAAAGTTAATTGGGATACTGTGCAATATCCTGTTTATGAACCTACTTCGTTTCCTTTAGAGATGAACGATTCTGAAGTTACGTTGTCAACCTTTAAAACTATACCGTTAGATGTATTATTGACATATGCTAAGACAGATGAATTAAGTCAAATGGTGCATATTTATGTAAAGCTTGGAGATGATAAGATCGGCTATGCAATAAGCAAAGAGGGTGCCAAAAGAATGCCCAAAGAAAGACTTGCCAAAATATTGGCAGATGAATTAACTAAACAATTACACGGAAAATTTTAAAATGAAACAAAAAGATTACAAAACAGTTAACGGTACCCAAATGAGATTTTACAAAAAATTGGATGATATGTTTTTGATGTTAGATCCTAAAAATAACATTCATAAGTATACCTCGAATGGTAAAGTGGTAGGTGATGGTTATTCTCATTCTATGGATTTGGTGATTTAAATGACAAAAGAACAATTTCTTAAATATACAAATAAATTTGATGAAGTATTGCAAAGAGAGATTTCTGCCAAAAATTCATGGGGTAAAAATGAATTGATGTTAATACTTTTAAAAGCTAAACAAGAGGCTTTATTATATGCAACATTCGAATAGTACAATTGAAGAATTGACAAAAAGGTGTGAATTATTAGAGTCAGAGAATAAAGCTCTAAAAGAAAGATTGGATAGTGGAATACCTGTCGGGTGGCATATAGATGTGGAAGGTGATTTACATGCCACAAATTATTATTTGCCACAGAATGCAATCTTAATTTTACCAAAAGAAGATAATGAAAGAGAATAAGAATAATTGTCCAAAATGTGGAAGGCATATGGCATTATATATGTCTTTCAGAGAAAAGGTTTGCCATGATTGTAGACTCAGATTTAAATGGGATCTAGATAAGGGCCAATTAAGGCTAATTCAATATCAGAGGTAATATATGCATAATAAAGATTCTAGTTTTATTTTAAATTATAAAATTATTCATTGTAAAACAAAAGAATTAATTTATAAATGTAATGGTAATTTAAAAAATGCAATCGAAGAAGCTAAAGAAGAGTTGGAGGAGCTTCAAAATGCTCAATAAGTTTTTATTTAAATTGAAGATACGTATTTTAGATTACTTCTTCAAAAACTTTGCACATGCTCTTTTAAAATATGCAATTGAAAACAAGATATCCGCAAGCGCTCCAATAACATACAGCGATCTTTATAGAGCATCTATACAGTATCCTTATAGAAAATAAAGTTAAAAAATGTGAAAAGCCCTCGCGTCGTCTGTGACGCGTTGGGTGTCCCCATGGCCTCAACCTGACCGACCGACGAAACCGACAGGAACAGGTACTCACGAGGCCTCAGCATGATATCGACGTCAAAGTCGTAAGTGAAACGCGTTCGAACTGTAAAATTAACCCTTATACGAAAATGAGAGACACTCAGTTGCCTCTTGTAATCCATTATTTTAAAACTATTGAAAAGGAAAATATCATGACCGAATTAAAAATTGCTCAAGTATTCGAAGTTGACGGCCACATCTTTCACAGCAAAGCAGAAGCTCAAAACTTTATTCGTCGTCCTAAAATCAAAGCTGCTCTGGAAGCTTTCACAAAAGCTGTAAGCCCAGATTTGGCGGACTTCATCATTGAGAATCAAGAAGCTATCGAAGATGCCTTTGAAGTAGGTACTGTTCGTCGTTTGACAAAATCAGACATTTCTAAACTGGAAAAAGCAATTAAAGTATTGGGCGAAGCTCAAGTGAAAGGAACTGAGTTCTTGGTCAGCATGTGGCCTGAATTGGAATATAAATACCGTTCAGTAAAACGTATGACAGATGAAGAAAAAGCTGCCGCCATCCGTAACTCTTTGCTTGCTATTTCAGACAACGATTTGGATCTGGCAGATTGGATTATGACACATAAAGATGCTATCCTGGAAGCTTTCGAAGCCGGTGTAGAAAAACGTCAAATTAATCCTGCAGCCAAAAATGCTCTTGCTGCTTACCAAGCTAAGAAAGCCGCAGAAAAAGCAGCCAAAGAAGCTGGCAAAGTTCCAGAAGATGAAGACGGCACCGAAGTTGAATTCGACGAAGACGAAGATCTTGAGTAATATTTAAAGCCATTGTAGCTCAGCAGGTAGAGCGCCTTACTTGTAATGAGGATGTCGTAGGTTCGATTCCTATCGATGGCTCCATGTCCAAAACGCTGTGTTTGTCTCCTTTCCACAGAGCGTTTATTATCCCTTCAACTAAGACTTGAAGGGATATTTTTTCGAAGAAAGGAGTATCTTATATGAAGTAAACAACAAAGGAGAAAAATCATGTTTAAAAGTAAAGCAATTACATTTAACGCTGCATGTATATTTGTTACTCAAGCGATGGCTCAAGGTATTGAACGTACTAAAGCACTTGAGTATTTATCCAAGATGAATGTGAGAAATCCTCGCTTCAAACAACGTACTTCAAAAATGATCAAGACAAATTTTGGTCATAAAGGAACTCGTCGTGTCTATCCAAATGGCTTCAACAAATCTCAAGAGAACTTAAGAAGACAAGTACAAATTCAATATGGAATTATCAGAGCTACTGTTTAATTTATCTATCGCATACACATTGCCACAAATCTTGTGGTCTTATTTAAATTATATTATAGGAATAAACAAATGAAAAATACCGAAGCAGGCTTTACAATTTTTCATTATGGCAACAGCTCTTTCTTGTTGTTAGGGCCGGTAAAAACATTGAGCAGAACGATTTCCGAAGATCAATATTATGCTTTAGATTTAAATACAGGAATGTTTACAACTTTAAACACAACAATAATTCAAAAAGTAGATTCATTCAATATCGTTACGCATGGTAGACGTGGTATCAAAAATCCTTGGGCTAAAGAACCTGGATTGCGCGTATATTTAAAAGATTCTAAAAATAAAGGTTTGAAATTGTCCAAAGGAATTTCCGTGGAGCAGATTGTTAAATTGTGTCAAGAAAGAAAAAGAATCAGGATTAAGTAAGCACGATATTATGGTAAACTTTTATAAAGGTGACAAAGTTGCCAGTGTTGTGTTTTCCGAATTCGATTTCGAGAAACGTTTGGCGTATGTGTTTGCTCAATTGTTGGGCTAATTTATTTAGGGTGTCCTCGTGACACCCTTTTATTTTCAAAAGGAAAAAATATGTTTATTATAATAGTAGGTTTTATGTTTTTACCTATAATGTTGTCTTTGGCTGTATTGTTAGATATTTGGGACGCCAAGCATATGCCCTGGAAACGGAGAATACCATTTTTTATTCTCTTCATATGGCTACTTTTATTTTCCAGTGCCGCAACTTTTTCAATGTTGGTTGAACAGGGTGTAATATGAAATTTGAATACAATATCGAAGAAGAATATATACAGGATTTATTTAACAAATCTGTAAATGCACAATTAAATAAATTTATCAATAACGAAATAAACGGATGGAGATTTAAAGAACAGGTGGCAAAACAGATTCGTGAACGTCTATCTGTAATTTTAGATGAGGTAATTAATGAAGAGTTGACCAATGTAGGACAGATTAAAGAAATGGTCAGAAAGCAAATGCAAAGAATAATTGAAAATAAATTGAAAAAACAACTTAAAGCATTGGAAGGTGACGATGAGTAAGATTTATACAGGTGTATTGGTTGTGATTTATATTGTGTTGATGTTGGCAGTATTCGGCGTTTTTAATCATTTTAAGTAAGGATAATTATATGAGTGCATTTATCGCAAATACAATCGAAAATGGTATTTATTTTTCTGTAATCTTGGACACAGAAAATTATGAAGTTTACTCTTATAACGAGCGGACTCATGAACATTTTAATTTAGAACCAGGATTGGATTTGGGAGAATATAATCCTGAATTTAATTCCATCGCAATTAACAGAGATGCAAGCTCTGTATTCTTTTTAAGAGAGCATACCGTTCACTTAATGGCACATTTCAAATGATTAAGATTATTTTAAGTATTATCATCGGCTCTTTAGTATTGGTCTTAGGATTTATCATGGGCTGGGAATTTATGGTTTATATGGCACACGGGGCTTGATTATGTTTGAATTCGACGATAGATATGACGAAGTGGAAAAAGACGATTATATTTTGGATTTAGTTTGTTATACAAGATTTAGATCTAAACCTAAATTTAAAAGTACAGACGTAAAAATAAATGTAAATGATGTTTGGTATGAAAATCAACATGGTATAATTGCTCAATGGGAAAATTTGAGATTATTTATCCCTCATAAAATTGTTCAAAACTATTCTGTGGAAAAACATTATATAGTAATTAAAGGTAATTGCCATCATATATTCCAAAATATTGTGGATGAAGCAATTGAAAAATTACGTGAATTTATTTAAGGAGAATTTAGATGAGTAAATATATTGTGATCGAAACCTGTAACCCTGTTCATATTTATGAACATAGGGGCGATTTTCTTTATGGAAGATATTTAGAAAATAATAATTATTGGCGTCCAGGTAAATGGTTTGCGTTGACTGGGGTTTCTAATGATCAGTACATACCTAGTATAACGCATGCGCATAATAAAGGCCTTATCGAAGCACACAGAGAAGGTAAAACTATTTTATTACAAACTGAATTTGGAAACTTTGATAAGATTCTATTTCCAGCATGGCGTCTCAACAATGTATATAAATTGAAAGAAGAAAAAGAATTAAAATTCGGAGATTGTTTCAAAGATCCAATTGATAATGAAGTTTATATTTTTTCTCAAGTAAATGGCTTTATCGGATGGGCTGAAGTTTGTTTAATTTCTTTAGTTAATGGTGATCGTTATAAAAATCCTATTCGAATAGATAATATTCATATAAATTTAAGCGAAAATTATGACAAATTAATTCCCAAAAGATTTATCAAAGTAAATATCAATATTAATTTTAACTAAGGAGTATTAAATGGATAAAATATCACATATTGAAAATATTATTAACTCAGTTGGACTTACTACAGTCGCCGGTTATAATGTAACAAACGTTAAAGTCATAGAACCATTTATCAGAGGTACACTAGACTATTATAAAAAGATTTTATGGGATATTAATGGACGTGTGTTAAATAAAGAGTTATTTT